CCGCCTAAGCAACTCTAAGAAGTCATCGTTGTTTCTGTGGTTAATTAACATTAGTCTAAAATTACAAATCCGTTAATATCAATTTTAGGTTGTCTAAGTGGTTGTTTATCATTATCATTTTTATTTAGATTAACATTAACATTTACATTATCATTTACATTGCCTTCTGTTTTGCTTTCAACTTGCTTGTCTTTTGCTTCTGTTTTGCTTATTTCTTGCTTCAATTTAGGTTTCTTTCCGTTATGGTATTTCTTTACGTTTGCATCTATTTGAGGTTTAATTAAAGTGAATAAAGATTTAGCCATTGCATCAGTAATAATAGGTTCTTTAAAGTCTAAACCATAAATAAAAATAGCATCGTAAACCTGTGCCTTTGTTGTTTCCGTCATTCCGTCTAAACTTTCGTAAAAGCTACGGTAAAAAATCATTGAATCTCGCATTTTTTTAATTTTAGTGCAACAAAAAACCCGACCATTTTACTCGCGGGTCTCACTTCGCTTTCAAATAATCGGGTAATAACTTCTTTTAAGTTCTATATTGTGAGACCGAACCTACTAAATAATAGTATAAAAAGTTAAAGTGTTTTTTTTCTATCGCAATATTTTCGCCACTCCTCCATAGTCCACACTTCAAAGACTAATTTTGGGTGAAGGTCTAACCGTTTAACAGCGTCTTCTTTCGAGTAAGCTTGGACAATAAAGTAATCGACTTTGTTTTCAATCCAAGTGTAAACTCTATACGGACGCTCAGAAGGGTACGTCGAACACGCTTTCTTCTTTCTTGAAAGGTTCGCTAAGTTTAGCACTAAAGAATTTTCCATTTTCTGTTTCTTTTACCCATAAAGCAATTTCGATTTCTTCACCTTTCCAGTTAAGCTTTCCCTTGTATCCTGGATGTGCGTCAGTCGTCTTTTTGTCGTTCTTGAATATTGCGCCTGTGTTTTCTCTTTGTTCCATCTTTTTTGTTTTAAATTTAAGTAAATTATTTTAATTCTCGTTTAAGTTTTTCAATGTAAAGGGTTGCGTCCATCAACTCTTCTTGCAAGTGGTTTAACCAACCTAACAAATCAACGTCGGTGCGGTCTAAATTAGTGCCGTATTTCTGTTGTCCGAGTTTTGAACGTTCCCAATATTTGCCGAGAACCGCGATTAAAACTGTGTCCTCGTGTTGAATGCTTTCGTTTGTTATGTTCATTTTTTATAAGTTTCTTTAAAATTATCTAAGTAATATTTAGTTGTAAAATATCTAAATTCATTAACATTAAACGAACAGAAATTAGTACCTTCAATAGGTAATCTATTAAAGAGTTCTACATCAATAGAGTATATTTTCATTTGCTCTTTTTCTATTGATTTAGCTTCGTTAAATATAGCGTCAATTTCTAAATAATGACGGGTGTAAAACTCTTCAAATTCTCGATAGTATTCAAGTTCTTTTCTTAACCAATCAATCGCTGTTTTCATCTTATCAACTCGTTAAAATAGGTTCGACAATGTTCAATTCGTGTTTTCATCTCGTTAACAACACCTTCGTTGTATTCGACGTGAAACGCTTTTACTCGTCTGTCTTTCGGTATATGGTCGAAATTATGAATAGCCATAACATCTCGAATAGTTTCTTCAGAGGGTTCGATTTCGTATTTACCCCACGCGGTTCGTCGTATTTCATCGTTAACAATTTCTTCAGGTGTATTAATTAAACAATAACTAATTAAAGCGTTTTTCTTCCCAGTTAGCCACATATAGCCCATTACTTGGTAATAATAGTCTTTATTTGGTAATTCGGTTTCAAAAAACGGGAACGTATCACCTGACCAGCTACTTTTCACGTCAATTACAAGTGAGGTCGTTATAATGTCGGGTGTTCCTTTGATGTAATCGTTCTCAAAATACTCTTCGTTCTTGGTTAAAAACTCGAATCCTAAAACCTCTTCAGTGAATTCGATTGCTTTGTCTTCGACTTCGTTACCTTTGTCCGTATAACGACTTTTAAACACCTTTTTAATACCGAACAAGTGTTCCTTTGCAAGTTCTTCGATATAGGTTTTAGCGGTTTGACTTAACACCTCAGATTTACTCCGAGGTGCTGTCATTATTTTTCCTAATTGTGAGGCTCTTATTTTCATTAGTATCTAAGATTTATTTTATTTCTACTCTTGTAATTATAAATATCTTCAATAAGAGTTTTGTACTGCTCACGATTAGCACAATCAACTAAAGCGGTAGGTTGTAATCTTACTTTATGCATAAATTCATTAAAATCAAAGTTTTTATTTTGAAATAAACTTAACATTGTGCCAACAAAAATGCTTCTATTATAACCTGAATAATAAGGTTTTATCATTCGTATTTTATTTGCGAATTCTTTAGCTAATTCAAAATCTTTTCCAATCCAAGTACCCTCCTCAAAAACTTCTTGTTGATTAATTACTTTACCTTCTCTAAATTTATTGGAAAGATTGCCCACAGTGCCGCCGCCTGTTACATTTGAACACATTGCAATGCAGTCATTAAAAGTATAATCATCATTTTTATTTACAAATTCACGAAGTTTAATATAAGATGTAATTCCCATATTAGCATAACCTTCCATAAAATCCTTTTTAGCCCAATTTTTTTGATTTAAATTTAAAGTATGAACTTCATTAAGTGAATAACCATCTGCAATAATATAATAAACAAACGATTCAGCTTCTTTTGCAGCAATAAGACGGTGTTGTCCGTCTATAACTTCCATCTTTTCGTTTACTAAAATTGGATTACACTTCATTCCATAAACACGAATTGAATCAGCTAAACGCTTAATGTGCTGTAAATTTGGAACTCTATTCCCATCAATTTGTTTAAAGATTGATAAATCATAAGTTTTGTAAACTGAGTTTACCTCTTTACCTCTTTGCACTTGGTTACTATTCTTCGCCATTGGTGCTGTTGTTAAATTAAACATATATTTGTTTTTATTGATTACTTATTAAATTTCGTTTAGTTTAGTTAGTTGTTCTTTAGTTAGTTCAAATTTAAACATCACAGCTTGTTTTGACACAGACCCACTTTTTATCGATTCTAAAGCTTTTTCGAATCTTTCAGGACTTAATACTTGTTTTTGACTTTTAACAGCCTCAGAAGCTAAATTACTATCGTCATCGATTGACTGCAACGACATCAGCGATTGCAATGTGTAACGACGGTAGTACGTCACAGCCGACCCGATGCGCTGGGGGTCTTGTATTTCGGGTAATTTCATACAACTCTCACAAATTTCACCTGAGTCAATGTCAACTATTCGTGTATAAACGTAACCGTCTTCGATAGGTTGTAAAAGTAGAAGTCTGTTTTCCAAAAGAATAGGTTCGACCTCTTCAATTAATGCGTTAATGTCTGCGTAATTGTTTTTAAAGTGTGGATTCTTAGCGTTCTTCGCTATCTTCTTAATTGATTGCTTTGCGTTGTGCAACTTTTGTAGAAAGGTCGCAACCTCTACTGTTTCTTCTTGTTTTTTCATTTTATTTTGTTTTTAGATTTCTACTAATTTAAGTAATTTACTTATTCGATTCTCCAAAAGGACTAAATTTTTTAACTCGTTTACGTTAATATCGTCTACGGGTTTAATGTGGCAACGGGATTTTTCTTTGATTAATTCAATGTTTTCTTTTATTTCTTGGTATCCGTAACCTTCGTAAGTTGTTAAAACTTGCTTTATAGCGTGTATTACCGTTGAGTGGTCTCTACCGAAGTCTTTACCAGCATCTTGTAAGCATTTTCCGCTCATCCAGTTCCACACCATACCGATGTTACGCCAAATTACGACTTCTTGTTTTCGTGTTTTCAACAGTTCACCTTCGAAAATGTAAGGACAAGCTTCGTAAAAGTCAACCATTTCAAAAGACGATACCTCTATAATCTTTGCTATCTTACCTCGTTTGTATTTCATTGCTTTTCGCTTTTAAGTATTGTAAGTAAAGTTGTACGTTGAAAGTCCCGCCTTTGTCGCCTTCGTGTTTCTTTTTAGTCCAGTATTCTATTATTGTGTTTAAGTCAATGTAATTCATTTTATTCTGATTTAAAGGTTTCGTTGTAGTATTTTTCAAATGCTTGTTTATCTCCTGTTTCACAATATAAAGCTTCTGTCCAAGTTTTTAAATGTTGCTCTTTCTCTATTTCTTTTGCTTGTTGGATTAAGTCATCCATTATTTGCCAAGAAATATGAATACCAGCTTGTGTAGTTAATCTTTCAATTTCTTTATTAAGCCATTCTACTGCTGTCTGTTTCATAAGTCTATTTTATAATCGTTTAATGTTTCGTTGAAACTCTCGTAAATCTTATCAACTATTTCGAACTCTTTTTCGTCGTGTTCACCGTGTTTCCATTCGTTGCGAAGCCATTGTTTAAACTCGTGCAATGCGCTGAAATAATCGCCACCTTTTAAATAGTGTTCTGCTTCTTCAAGGTCTTCAAATTCTAATTTTACTTTCATAACTTAATAATTAATTGATTTTTGTTTTCTTTCTAAATAGAACTCGATATCTTCGTCAGGGTCAACATCATAGTTCTCGTAATACCAACACTCTATTTCTTTACTGATTTCGTCGTGTAAACTTTCGTAAACATCTGAAGTGATACCGTATTTATCAAAGTCTTTTGATTCAACAAATATCAACTCGCATAAATCATCGTCCCAAAACTCAAAGCGTAATGAATCGTATTCGCAAACGTAACTGTAAACCTGAAACTTTATAGTAAATAAAATGTTATTGATAACGCATTCAGCTTGTTCATCTCTTAAGTCAATTCTAAAATCTTTATACTTTTCCATTTTCTTGTTTTTAAAGGTTATTAATACAAAGGTCAATTAGTCTATTGTATTGGTTGAGTAATTCCGTGTAAGCGTCAACTAATATTTGTTTATTGTCTCTTTTTGCTTGGTCAATTAATCGAGTGTACTCGTTTGCTTTTAATTGATAACCGATTAGTTTTTCTGTAAGTGACATAATTCTTGTTTTTAAAGTGATTCAATAATTCCGATAATTAAACCGAGTAAATAAACTGCTAAAGCGAATTTTAAAAAGTCTTTCATAATTTTGTTTTTAAAGGTTAATCATTATCATATCTGAATTAAACTTTTCCAAGTTCAATAAACCCCATTGAATAGCCTCGTTATAACTATTAAAATAAACTGTGTCTTTTTGGAATCCTTTTTCTTTATTTAAGAAAGTAATAAAATAATTTTGCTTTTTCATAATTTCTGTTTTTTCGTTGTTGATTACCTTACAAATGTACATAACTTTTTTAAACGTGCAAAACTTTTTTAATATTTTTTTCAATTATTTTTAGTTTTCCAATGTTTACTGGACTTTCAGGACATAAAAAAAGCGGTATTTCTACCGCCTCTTTGCATCAAACCTAACCGAAAAAACAAGATATTGCTAATTTAATGAATATTTTTCTGTTTAATCTGGAATGTTAATAAGTCTGTGTAGGTCTTTTGATTAAAAATAAATGTTCCACCTCTGCAACTTTTACAACGCATTTGATATTTAATGGTTCCAGCTGCGGTAGCGTACATTGCGTGACGTGCTATATTATAACTTGAGCAGTGAGGACACGAAAACTTTTCTTCGCCAAACATAACACCGTAGTGTTGAGTAGGTTTAATATAAGGCTCTAATTTGTGGTAAACTTGTTCTAATATTTGAACGTCTTTCTTACAATAGTTAACCATCCGTTCCAAGGCATCAGGGTCTTTGTCTAAAACTATCTTTCGCCACGTATCAAACCCACCGTTTTCAAGTTTACCTTGACCAAGTAAAACCTTACCCAAGTAATCGAGTTTATTAGAATTAAAATAGAAGCCGTTTTTAGCCTTTTTAAGCGTGTCTATTGAAACGTAATGAGCCAACATATCAACGCTTTGCATAATAGCCCGTGTGCGTAGCCATTTAGTGTCAAAACGGTCACTGTTATGTCCGACAATTTCGTGCGCTGAATTGAGTACCTTGATAAAGTCCTTGAGTAGCTTCTTGTCGTTTTGTTTTTTGTCCCAGGTCAATGAGTGTACTTCGTCTTTCCCTTCCCACTTCCAACAAACACAGATTATTTTTCGCTCTTCAATAATGTTGTCTGGGTCGATGTTTAGATTATATCCACTACGCCACGAAAAGACAATATTCGGGCTTACTTCGATGTCAAAGAATAAGCGTCTACGCATAAAAAAAGGTTAGGTAAATAAAAAAAGCGGTTGTTATTCCGCTTCAAATTCGTCTACAATTACGAAAGACCACGTTCGTTGTGGTTTAAATAGGTTTAGAATCTTGACGTAGTCAGGTGTGTTGTTGAATACAAGACAACCTTCCGACCAACCGCCAATTTGACTAACTACTATTGAAGATTTCAAGTTGTGAGTTGCAGCGTGAAAATTAAAACCTCGAATATCGTTCTTTATTTCTGTTGTTGGGTTCGTCTTTCCGTCTGTTGTAAAGTCTCTTCTATATGGGAATCCTTTCGCTTGTAATCCAGCTGGGGTTTTACCACGGTGTAATCCTAATTTATAACCGTTGTAATTCCATACGTTAGCCTCAACTACTCCCGAACCTTTGTGCCCTTTGTTAGTTGTGCAAGTTGTAACCGTAACGAATTTCGACCCGTTAAAAATATAACATTTATCGTCGAATAAGTTCGCAGCATCTTCATTGGACCGTACAAATAAAGCCCAATAGTTTGAAGGTATACTTTCGAAGGTGTCTAAGGATTTAACCTTATCCAAAAGTTGTTTGTCGGTGTATTTTCTTACATTGTTCATAGTCCGATTTTTTTATTTGCTCTTAAAAGTAAAACAATTAACAATACAAGTCCAAGAATAACGGCTAAAACTTTAAGTGTTGAACTTAACGATGTCTTTTTTTCCGCTTGTATTTCTTTGCGGTCGGTCTTTGCGTCCTGTTTTAATTGCAGTCTGTCCGTCTTTGCGTCTTGCTGAATTTGTTCTTTAATTATTTTATATTCCGTGCGTGTTTCGTACCGTGTCTTTGGCACGTAAACGGTATTTTTCTCGATAATGGTGTCTCGGTAGTTGTAAAAGTATTCTTTAAATCCGTCTTTTATTACCGAGTCCCTGAAGTAAACTCGAACCGTATCTATTCGAGAATCGATTTTAACGCCCTTTTTAACCGCTTTCTCAAGGTGATAGGTAGCTGAACACCTAAATAATAAAACGTACGCTAAAACAAGCATTAAAATAAACGTGAATTTATTTGTGTTTATCATTCTTGGAGTTCTTTTTTAACATCTTTAACCTTTCGAACTAAGTTAGTAATCTTGGTAATAAACGAATAACCTTTAACCTTGGTAAAACTTTCGTCCATTGATTTTACCTCTATTGAAATAAGGACCAATGCAAGTAGTTTTGTACTTAAGTGGTCAACGGCAACAACCGTTTGTGTAAGGTCGTTTAAAATATAATAATCCGTAGAATAAGTAATGATTACCGCAGCGCAATAAGTAATTAATTTAGGTACGAATCCGTGACGCAGTTTTTTAGACTGAATGCTTTCGCCTACGTTGTGCGCTTTCCAAATACCAAAAAAGGTATCTATAACAGTAGATAAAGCAACGAGTAAAACTATAAACTTAATCGGACTTAAAAAGACCAACAAGGAATTAAACAAAGTGATTATGTAAGTTTTCAAAGTATTAAAATTTGCGTTGTGTAACCTGTATCTTCTTTTTTACTTGGTTTAATATCCGAGTCTTTGTTAAGGTCTGAAATAAATTCAGGAAACAAGTCTTTGTTTTCTTTTAAGAATCTGAATAATCTTGCCTCGTAAAAACTTGCTTTTTGCCCGTAGTGTTCCATTGAAAAAGCAACTTCGTTTTGTGTTACCGAGTTTGAGTAGTCCCCGAATTGTTGCTGTATACCTTTGTTTTTAAGCTGGTACGATAAGCCAAAAACAGCATCTTCAGCAGAACGCCACGCAACAACTGGCTGAATATAAGTTACAAGCGTTTCTTCGTCGTTATTCAAAGTTTGTGCATTGTAGCCCGTCAGCATATAGTTATAGAAGTACGTTCCAAGAATTGGTTGTACTCGCATATCTGACTGAGTCTTGATGTACGGAGTAACATCGGTTACGTCTACGTTTGCCGTTATCGGTGTTTGCGTCTTTAAGTAGTTTTCAGTTATAAAGTAAATCATAATGTCGGTGTTTGCGTTGCTTGTTGCGCTTGTTGGTCTCGAGTAACGTCACCACCTTGAACGGGTGGCAAAGAAGCCATTGCACGAATTTCGTTTATTGTCATTGACTCAAGAACTTTAGTTGCAAGTAAAGGACTCATTGTGTTTAAAGCGTCGCTTACTGCGTTTGTATCCTCGTCAAGTTCTACAATCGTCTCGTTTACGATTTGGAAGTTGTTTATAGTAAAGTCAGCTTTAACGTCTGCGATTTTTAACAAGTCGTTTACGATGTCCTCAATAATATTTCTTAAAGGAATAATCGTGTTTTTCTCGAATATAATATAAGCTTGTTTAATGTCACTTCCTGACCCGAGTTTTCCGCTCACACGAATACCCATTAAGATAGGGTCTATAATATGAGCTTGACAAATCTTTGAATCAATACTTTCAGTCGTGTTTTGAAACAGATTGTCGTTTGAATTCGTTGGTATGCTTTCAATTTTAGGAAGGCTTTCAGCGTTGTTTGCAAAGAATGCAATAGCT